ATCGCTGATCACGGGCAATAGGTTCTAGTTCAAAGAAACCTATAAAATACTCCATATAACCATAGGAACTTGTTATGTACAAGATAAAGAACGTTTTGTTGTACCCAGGTAGAAAGATTTACTCTGATACCAGATTCTTTGACATATTCATACTGTCAGATAATCCATTAATCGATCAAGCATTTCGAGAAATGTGGGTTGATAAGGACTCACTAGATTTTAATCTGAAGACTAACGGCTGGTGTTTCAACAAAAAGTTGACTAGGCTAACGATATACATTCCAACTCATATCGAAAGAAGTTCTATATTCGACATGATCCACAACCTAGTGGATCGGAGCTGTGATTTTTATGATCGATCTGTCGATACCACCTTTGGTTTGGATGATCGAGCGGGTGTTTTAGGTTCATTCATCTCAATGCGGGTGCTGAACTCGGAAGTACTGGAGAGTCAGGATGGCTTATTCGCACGAGATGCGGTGACCAACTTTCGTTACACTTTTTCTCTCCCTTCTATGGATAGTATCGAACAGATATTGTCAAGCTCCGCTGGACCGGAAGACGCGGCTCTCCGTGTGTACACGTATTTAATCGACCACTGCGTGACACTAGAAGAGATTATTTTAGGAGAGAAGTCATGAATAAAGATGATCAAGACGTACCGTTGGCCAGTGGCCTTCCTGATCCGATAGGCGCCGCGGAGGATGCTTATAAACTGTGGTTAGCGTTAGACGCCGCATTAGCTGACGACATAGCAAACGGCACAACCAGATCACATGATGACGTGGATGTTAAGAAACTCCTAGATTTGCATAAGCACCTGTCAACTACCTTTGGGAGACGACACATGAACCACTTCGATCTCGAAACAAAAATCAATTCTACATATAGGTTCATGTGGCCAGATCGCTTATGTTCAATTTATTGTCCAGAGCTACCCTCTTTCGGCGATCTACTGTTGTCCATAGTGATAGACATTCGTAATTCGGAAGACGACGTCCCCGAGCTCATCCTAGACGCTATCGACACGTTGGGAACTCGATCCGTGGCGCGAGACGATCAGCATAGACGGCATATCCTGAATATGTTTGTCATGACGCTCTGTTGGATCAAGGATCACTACCATGATACTCACTTCGCACAAAGAGAGGGTTGGGATCTGCTGGTTGCTGCACCCTGGTCCTGTCGCTAATCGACTGTTGGTTTGCGACTACAAACATGATCAATCAAATTTAGGAAACCAAATCATGATATCAACACTATTCACCGCCGCGGAAGGTTTCTACCCCGAAGGGTTTAATATCCCACGCGTCGAAATCAACGGTTTAACAGACTTCCACAAATTACTACCTCCAAATTCTGAGACTATTTATGAAATAGACGACGTGACGCTAGATATAATTGTGTCCAATATGTCATATTTCGACATTGATCCGGTACACTTGGTAGGTGTGCCTGGTGTTGAAGTATCGCCAATGTTCGCTTCCATAATGTCAGGGTTTCCGGTTGTTACCTTGGAATCGATCAAAAGCTTTGTTAGCGACAACAAAGAACATGATCCAACATCCACGGGAGGTATCAAAGTCAGCGAACTTGTCAAACTATCGGTTGAGGATGATTACGCCGAAAATCAAGCCGATGACACTGTCGAGGATGACGATATTCTGAGGGCACCCTGATGGATGCGGCTCAATTAAAGACGAAGAATTTGCAACACTACCGGCCGCTCAACAAGCTAAGTAAGAAACTCACTTATTATGTTGCGACCACCAAGCAGGCAAAACGCGTATTTTCGAGGAAATTACGAAGTCAACCCAACCTATTGTGGGCAACACCGGAGGACCAAGCCCGTAACAAAGGAATAACTTCGATGGATCCAGGCTATATTAAAACCAAGGCTGACGCCCAAAGATTATTTAGCCAACAATGGAAGGTTGAGACAGATGATGATGGATTCGTAATCGGGGCACCTGTCACTAGTAACTTTTCGTCGATGCTCTCCGCTTCGGGGATGGCGATGAACCCTACTAATGTGCCTCCATCATCCAACGAGGTGATGTTAGCTCAAGCGGGTGTGTTAACCACTGGATTTACCAGTTACAGACACGAACGTATTGCTAAATCCATGTTCAAATGTATGTTTGGCAAGCACAAAACCGCCAGTCTATCTATTGCGAAGGCCTCTTCTACCTGCTTTCCTGATTGGCAAGCGGGTGAGGGATCCTACCAGTATAAGATATCCTTGATTCATTACATTTTGGACCACCTAGAGTACGTTCTTGATTTGATAGACAAGGATGATTGGCATACCCTTCGGGTAGTCTTCCGAATGGTTATGTGTTATAATATAGGATTCAGAGCACAAGCTGATGAGGCGGAACTCGACTCAAACGGTAACGTAATCGGACCCAAGAAAAGGAAAGTTTTGGATCTGATGGGTGTGGAAAGAGTAGCAGATAAGGAGCATTTTACAAGAACACCGAATACGTTCGGAATGAGAATGCGAACCGTTTACGGGATGTGCGGAGCTATAAACTATTTACTGTCAGCATTTATGGTCGGCAGACGGGAGCACTACTTCTCTGAATACGGAGCAACTTGGCATCACACCGGTCCACAGCAAATCTATGATGCCATCGTCAATTGTCGAGGAATAGTCAATCTGGACGTCACCCAGATGGATCAACGAGTGCCAGCCTGGTTCTTAGACTATTATTGCGACCAGTTGGAGCAGGTCTTTGATAAAAGATTGGTAAAGTTAGTTCGCTACCTCAATCGGGCGCCGTACTACGGCGGCGGACTAGCCGACGGCATGGACAACTTCTTTATGGGAGATCCAGCTGATCCTTCAACATGGAACATTGAAGTCGGTTTAGCCAGCGGTAGAGCGGATAATCCCGATTTAGGTAAGTATTGGATGTCAATGGTGTACACCTGCGTACTTGACGAGTTATCACCGATTCTCGATGATACGGAAGCGAATGATTTCGCAAATATGTCTAAGTTTCTCAAACATCAACATGACATTTGGCGCCTTCTAGACATGGGCGATGACGCTGTGGCGGGAGTTATCGAAGAGGAGGACACAATAAAGACCAATTTGTTTACTCTCTTACAAAGCGGAACCGCATCACCGTATGCCGTACTAGATGTGGCATGGGGCGATTCGTTCGTTGGTTCTGTGATGATGAGAGATAAGGTTGGTGTGATCCAGTTACCCAAACCTAACATTGTTACCTTTAACAAAAATAGGTGGTGTCCGGAGCGATCGATTAACGATAAGTTCCGACCTCAGTGGGGTGCTGGTTTCTTCGCGTCTTTAGAACATTATCGCGCTGCTGGATCGTACGCCGATGAGAGTCTTCAGACCTTTTGTGATATTTGGTCCACACATATCGATTATCCCAATCCCATTCAATGTGCGGCTATGCACATGAAGGCAAATCCCTCACCCTTCCGAGTCTCAACGTTGAGTCCTGCAGATTTAGAGGTGTTGGATGATCCAGCGAAGAGATTCTATAAGTTCAGGGATGACGAGTTGTCGGATGAAGTGAAGAATCTATTCTCCTGGAGCGTCCCGGGTGACCATGTGGATAGATCAATTAAAAACTATTCTTTTCAAATGTGAGATAATATTATGGTTAATACAATAGATCAACAATTGGGTCTTCCCGATCCAAGTCAAATAACATTAAAAGACAAACCAGAGCTGGTTTTTGCGTTTGGCGGATTTGCATTGTACAAGAGTCCTGATGGATCGTTCAAATTATCGGACGACCGCGGGCAGCGTGTATCAGCGCTATCGAGGATACCCAGTCCTTCAACTCAACAAGAAGGATCTAGATCGTTTCCTCTACGAAGTTCGGTGCTGATGGCTGGATCTTCCTCTATGTCCATGTTCATTCCATCCGGTTTAATGGTCATAATGGGCCAAACGGGTTCTGGTAAAACTACGCTACTAGAGAAAGGTATACTACCAGGTTTGTTGGACACCCAACCCCAGTACTACAAATTCTTCGAAGAGTTAGATCTCCCGTCTATGGACGGTGACGCTGCGGAGTGTTTACTATCAGCTGAGGAGTTTATGATTCGAATGCATCTCTTCTTAGACGATGATAACAGCAACGTTTTAGCTATAGATAGTTTACGATGGTTTGTATACTCAGGCCGCGGAGCAACTGGCAGTGGAGGCACGAATATGTCTATGTATGCTGATCTTACGAGATTGGATCAGTGGGCGCACGAAAGGAACAAATTGATAATAGTCCTAATCAATCCGTTAGCTGTTAAAGATGACGTGTATGCAAACCTAGCTGACAACATCAGATCAGGAGTAAGATCATCTTTCATTTTTGACTATTCTGAGGCAGGTTTTGGAACGACCCGCTCACTCACACATTATGCGAGAGGCAAAGATCTGCGTACTAGTCAAACACTCACCATGTCCATATCCTTGGATAGTGATGATCATAGTGCGATGATGGGACCCGAACGAGGTGTGGATGTACGAGTCGTTGAGGGTGAAGCCGCATCGATTAATCTATCATCCATTCTAAACAGTCACAAGTGATCTACGTCAGTCGATAGCTCACTAGCACACTAATCCAGATAAACAAGTAAATTAAACTAAACCAAATTAAAGTAGGAAATCAAATGACCAATTCAACTTTGGATTTAAACAACGTCAACACAGATACCTTAGATAAGTCCACTCTATCCTTGACCTCCTTTATTCGTGAACCGGATATTCTGTCGAGCGCTGGTGCTGTCCTTCAACACGTGTCCTTCTCCGACTGCATCATTCAACGAAACGCTCCTGGTTATTGGAGTACGATACTACAGGACGGAACCTTGAACACCGAGACCTTAGCTCGTATTATGGCAAAGGGAAATGTTAGAATGGAGCTAGCCTCCTTCTTCCGAAACGGTGATAACATACTAAAACTGATGACTTCGTTGATTCCAGCTCGACACCTCATTAAATTTAATGAAGTGATTCTGTACCCCGATCAGTTGATAGAGGCTCTGGGTAAGGCCATGCCTAACGTACTGTCCCCTAGAGCAACTGTAGCTCTGTCATCATTATTGTTTGAGACGTTGGGAGTTTTTGGAATTATCTCCAAACCTACCGGCTATGTTGACATCGACTATCGAAGCAAACAATTTCCATCAAAGGACGATCTGAGAGAAGAAATGGAGGTGGTAGCTATTAACCGAGTTCTGCAGGCAGTTCATCTTCGAATTTCTCTGGATGGCAAAACGCGAGTTAACTGCGGAGTACTTGCGCAGCAGATGGTCGGTGTTTACTCGAAACTAGCTTCGGCTTTGGTTAGGGTCGATGAGGAGTTACAGCACTTTGACTCGGTACTGGTCATACTGAAGAGACACATGTTATCCGCACAACTTCCTCCAGAATATCAACTTCCTAAGGATATCTATGGTTTGGCCATTCTCGATGAGATGGCAGCTAACTTCACT